TCTACACGGCTTCCCGGTCTTAGGGTGAAACCCTTTTGTTGTAGTTCTGCACATTTCAATGCACGAACAAGCTCATAATCGAGCCTTAATTTTTCTTCTTGTCTCTTCGCAATTTCTTTACATTGCTTATATCCACTCTTGTCTAGCGGAACCATAAAGTTAATTTGAAAACCCCAGTTCTCATTTAGCTGGTAGCTGGAGGGATGTAACCCTTCCATATCCTCTTTTTCAGCATAAGGATTGGTATGGTTGCCCATATAAAACGGTGAGAATGTCATTGTGCTACCGTTACAAGCCACTCCGGGAGCGTACTGTTGGCGAGATGCAGCTCCATTGTTTTGGAATTGCACCGCCTGATTTGTTACATTGCCCGTCGCGGCTGCTACCGGATTGGAGGTGTTATTAACTTCAGGTTCGTCTGCTAAAACAGGTGTTACTGTGAGAAGACAGAGAGCGAGGTAACAGTAGTGTTTATAGTCCAATCTGTTGTTGCGTCTATTTGTTCTACTAATCCTGCTGCTCTTGATGTTGTCTCTAGAAGCCAGTCTGCTGTTGGATCTGTTACTGAGAAGGTTGTAGCTGCGTCTGCAATATCTCCAGAAGGAGTTACATTTGATCCTGACCAGCTGTTTACTTCGGCTCCAAAGACCTGAGTCTGTTTGACTTCTTGTACTGTTTGAACTGTAGTTGTCGTACTGTTCATCGACCCTTGGGTAAATTGAGGGGTTACTGTGTTTGCTCTTGCTGCTGCGGGTGACAACAGAGCTAAGAGAAGAATCCATTTATTCATGTTTTTGGTTTAGTTGTGTTTGTTCCGTTTCCGTTTCCATTCTTCTTACCATTGCCCGTAGACAGTCCAAAAGTGGCTAGTGCCCCCGTAAAAATGCTGGCTACGAAAGTGATGTCGGCAGATGCGTTGGATTTTTTTACCATTGGTAACTCAACATAATTAAGAGTGATAATAAATCCGCTCCATATGACAACACCCAAACGCACGGCAGCACCAAGTATTGCCATCTGTTCTTCATGGTCATCTACGTTCTCTTTTAATTTGGTAAGGAGTCCTTTTTTTTCTGGCGGTTTTGTTTCCATTTATCTACTTTTCCTTGTATTAATTTCTGTAGTTTTTTCTTAATCGTATTAAAAAAAGGTTGTGCAAAAGTTGTTACTGCAACAGCACTTACAGCTGCATAGGTTGCAGCCATAACCACCTCTGTTGTAGGAAGTGGTACTTCAAAGTTAAAGTAAGGTATATCAATTTTTGGAGTAGGTGGCGGTTGTTCAGTTTTTTCTTTTGTTTTAGATTTAGTCTCTTTAGGTTTACGTAAATCACTAGGAGGTACAACTAAAGGTTTGTAGGATGGAATATCTGCTGTAGGTAGATCTAAAGCTGGTGTTGGATATTGTTGGGCGGGTGGTAAAGCTAAAGTAGGAAGGTGGATTGCTTCACCTAACTCCAAGGTTTGCCAACTGCTGTAACAGGTGTATTAATTAAAGCAATGTCTGCCTTTATCTTTGTTTCAATACTTGATACTTTATCAGTGCCCAGTGTAGTTGTTACCCATCCAAGAACTATTGCTTCTGTTAGTTTGTCATAAGCTACAAAATCAGAAGGTAGAGAACTAGGTTTAGTAAAGTTTACTTCTCCAGTTTCTCTTGATTTTTCTTCAGAGTCATCTATTCCTTTTACACGATAGATAACTTTGCTTACATAACCATCAGAGATGTCACGCTCCATTGTGTTAACTTCCCATTTAATAGTTGTTGTCATAATTTTTTGTTTTAAATTGTATTTTTGTTAATTAGCCTGCACTTATTTTTACTGTACCCGAGGCGTTATATAGTCTTCCCGCTACAGAAGGGTCAGATGTAGGTAAGTTATTAAAATCTATCTGAGAAGCATTAATTTCTAATCTAGTAGAATCCAAAAATATATTTCCACCGCTTTTTTCATTCTGTATTCTGAAAGTATCACCATTTCCAACTGATGTTAAATTTGCAGCAAATACTCCAGAAGCATTACGATACTGAATAAAGTTTCCATCTACACCTTGTAATAGTATTTTTCTGGTCTCGCTACCTTGAAGATTGATATATCCACCTTCTGTTGTTAAACCACCAGCAGAAGTAAGACCAGATGCCGTTAAAGTTCCATAGACTTGAGCACCATCGCCTCTCGTTTTTAATTTTTCTTGACCATCAAAATATAGTTTGGTAGATTCATTAGGAACACATACAACAGAGTCTAGACTATTAGATTGAATTTTAACTTGATGACTTCCTGTTGTATACATCAACAAGTCAGAGCCAGCATTAATCATCCTGCTGTCAGTTCCCGTATGATAAATGGATAAATCACTGTCATTTCCAGCAATAAATTTCTTGTTATCACCAAGTTTAGCTCCATCTGCAATTATACCTAAATCTGTTCCAGCTTCTTGATTATGTAAGAACAGGCTATTACTGCCTTCGTTATATCCTATTCTTGCTGTATAAGTATTAGAATTATTACGGAAACGAATTAATCCATTATCACCATAGATAAACAAGTGACCCATTGATGGATTATTAGTATTATGGATTGATATTCCATAAGCACCACTAGCTGTAAAAGTACCACCATCACTTGTATCTAAATAACCAGTTACATCAACTCCCCCGCCTAGAGTTTCAAGTTTTTTAGTTCCATCAAATGAAATTTCTACATTTCCATTCTGTGTGCATTTAATAGCATTTTCTTGATTGCCACCTGTATCTTTGAGTCTAAGATATATATGACCATTACTGCTGTCAAGATAATTGTTGGTTCCGTTGTGATAAATTTCAAAGTCTGCATTATCTCCAAACTTTATTCTTCTTGTATCAGTTAATCTAATACCACCATCAAACTCACCTTCTCCAGTAGTTCTAAATCCAGCAGATGTTGCAAAAACCTTTTCAGTACCCTGATGGTAAAGGTGACTAACAAGGGGTTTTGTTTCAAGATTTCCCGTTAAAGGATTAAATTTAAGTCCCATAATTTATGCTCTTGTTATTGTTGCTATTCGTCCAACTGCTGCATATGTAAGTGTTAAAGTTGCAACTGTTGTACCACTACTTCCACCCATTTTGTAAGTAATGGTATTAGGGTCTTCGGAACCCGCATTATCTGCTCCGGTATATGCCAGTGCAACATGATCGTGCTCTGGTATAGATAGTCCTTCAATTACTTGTGTAGGACTTGTAAAGGAATTGCTAACGGAAAACACCTGTGATGTTCCGTCAAATGTTTTGTATGCCATTGTATGTTTTGTTTATTTATTAAGAGGGTGTAAATTCTATTCCTAGAAGTAAAGCGTTTTGTACGAATGGGTTACTTGAACTATGACTACTGCTGGATTTTACTTTTAATGTATATGTTCTATTGGTTGTATTACTAGCAGTATCAAATTCCCAATGATTAAATTGTACATAGACATTTAAATTAGTTGAATTTTCGCGATTAATTAGAAAACTACCACCGGTATTATCTATTTTTGCATAGGTCCTGCTACTACTACTATCATTTTCGTTTTTAATTTGATAAATAGCTAATACTAAAAACTTAGAAGTACTAGCAACATCACCAAAAGTTATAGTAAGGTGGTCATTATATGCTGAAGTGTTTCCAAAATTTACTTCATTTGCATTACTGACTACTTTAACTCTTTTTATAGACGAAGTTATTCCTAATAATGCTGATCCATCTATAGCGGGTAAAGCACCTGATAAAGCACTTGAAGGTAGGTTTGTAAGAGAAGCTCCAGATCCACTAAAGGTTGTAGCTGTACAAGTACCGGTTACGTCTAATCCAGCTTCAGCATCAAGATTATTAGTTATTCTAGTATTTGTTTCTGAAATTACTAATCTATCTGCATTGCTATTAAATGTATCTTGAATCTTAAATTTTCCAGTTTCAACATTTAGTCTGTAATCAGGACTATGATTACTGTCATTTAATACAATTACTGGGCTAGTACTACCTACAGTTAATGAACCTATATTTGTGTGTCCAGTTGTAGTTATAGTCTGACTACCAAAATCTGGAGTCACTTTTGATCCAGCCACACCAGCAATCTTTGCATCAGTCACTGCACCATCACGTATATGATTGGTTGTAACAGCCCTAACACTATCTGTTGAAGTACTTGATTTTAATTTATTAGCAGTAACCGCATCATTAGCTATATCACTTTCTTCTACGTTTAATCCAGCAATCTTAGTACTTGTTATAGAGTTATCAGCAATATTAGATCCATTAATAGAAAATCCTGATGTATCGTTAGCTGCCAAGTTTGTCATGTCATCTTCAAACTCTTCAGCTACATATATTGCTTGTTTTTGATTATTGTTTAAATCATCAGCCTTAATAGCTGAACCACTTGTAAAACTAGCTTCAGGTGCTGTTTTAGGTGTTTCTCTAAATATTCGTACATTACCAGTACCTCTTTTAGTACTGTTAACAAATTGAATAAAGTTTGAAGTACTACCTGTTGCTGACCACTGACCAATTGTATAGTCAGAAGTTAATGTTTTTAAGACACCAGCGACACTAACTCTGATATCGTCTTGAGCTAAAGAAGGAAAGTCAAATGTATAACCAAGAGTATTACCTGAAACATCGCCAGTTGTGGTTGTATGTATTTTTTGTGCCATTTATCTGTACGGTAGTAATAAATTCTGGGCGTTATTAATCTTGTCCTGATCTTTAAAATCTTGAGTTAAATTCAAAGTTTGAACATTCTGCATATTTATACGCTTATCTTCTTGATATAGCTGTAAAGCTTCAGGATCATTTTGTACTTGAGCCCATGCCTTACGTCTAGCATCCATAAATAATGTATGAATAATTTTTGTATGTACGTATGCTTTTCTAGGATCTATCTCTTTTCTGCCAGCTCGTAAATCAGCTTGCATTTGATTTATTGAATTTATAATCTTTGGATTTTTAGCAAGTTTATTAAATTTAGCTTCAAGGTTTTGATCTCCAATAGCTTTCATAAATTTAGATCTAAGACGTGGAGAATCTTTAAGACTAATTCCATCAGGTGATGAGAATACAGACAAACTCATGTCATAACCACTATTAAATAAAAGTTTTCTACCTTCACCCTGATCTAGGTTTATATAGAAAGGACTAAACATATTAAACATACGAGTAGGAAAATCCCAGTCTCTTATTGGTTGACCATTTAACATGTCGTATTTAGTAGGTAGACCACCGTCTGGATCTAAACCTTCAGTCATTAAGTTTCTATTTCTAATAGCGTCAGTAATACCACTGTTAAGTTCTTTCATTGCAGGGTTAATTACTTTACCTATTTCATTTCTTAATGAAGAAAGAGGTATTTGGTTATTAGCTAATCCAGCAATAATCTTTTCCCAACTTCCAGGTTGTCCACTAAATAGTTCAACAAACTGTTGAATACCAGCTAAGTAAGATTTACTGGAAACAGCTTGTGCTACAACTAAACCTAATTTCTGATATTGATCTTTTGTCCACTCTTCACCCATCAATTGGTTGTAATCACCAATATCTGCAACAGTAGAAAGTAATAGGTTGAATGGTTCAAATGAATCGTAACTTACCTGTACTCCACCTATAGTTATTGTTCTTGGTTTATATCCTGAGTTAATCCAAAACTGTCTTTTCTGTCTGTCAGCTGGTCCATTACCAGTAAGATTACCATTCATAAAATGCATAGCAGCCATTGAGATAACTGATGAACCTATAGCAAGTCTTCCAGCCTGTAAAGCTTTAGCATTAGCTAAATCTTCTACTGTTTCTATTCCATACTTTTGTAGACCTTTTAAATTATTAGGGTTTGCAAAAGCTATGTCATTCCATTCTTTAACAAATAAATTAAATACAGGAGTATGTTTAGCAGTTAAAGCTAACCCGTTAACTCCAGTTCTTGCAAACAAAAAGAAAGGTTTAGCCCAAGGCATTGCTTCAAAAGCATTATTTAATGCAGCTGAAAACCCTGTTAAATCTGTTGTTAATGTAGCTTCCTGTTTAGCAAAAAGAGTTGCCTTTTCTGTTATGTTTCCATCTACATCTGTTATTTGTGAATAGAATCTATCTTGTGCATTTTTTAATAAGTCTGGAGTTATCTCAGTAATATTTCCTTCGCTAAATTGATCCATAGCAAGGCGCATAGCCTTTTCTTTAGCTCTAGATCTAGCCAATATATATCCAAAAGTGTCATCAGTCGCAGCCATGATCTTTGTGGAATAAGTAAGAAACTTATTATCATTTAAAGATCTAGCCATGTTTGCTAAATAATATGCACCTTGATCTCCAGCATCTGCTCTACCACTATTTTCTATCCAGTCTCCAAGCATAGCCCATTGTTCATCACCACGTGCTCGCTGTTGAAATCTAGTTTTTATAGTAGAAATATCTCCTGACCAGTAAGCATTTAATTTAGTAGAAAACACCTTCCAAGCTTCAGGTATAGATTCAATCATGCCACTCATAGCAGCCAATGAAGCTCTTTGTGTAGCCTTATCTCCTCTCATAGTTGCGCCTATGATTTGGGAGAAAGGTCTAAGGAACGTAGCTGAACCAGTACCCATAATTGCTCTAGCAGCTGTTTTAGGTCCACTAAGAACACTGTTAACCATTACACCTTGAAGTTCTTTTATAAGAACACCAGTTCTAGTTTTACCGTCTAGTTCACCACCTTTTAGCTTTCTTTTAATCCATGCATCAAAGTCATCAAAGTTATGAATATCATTACTCATTGAGACTGTTTCATAATACGCTTTGAATAAAGAATCATCTGGATTATCGCCAGCATATTTAAAAGCTACTTGATATGCAGTTTTAGTTTTTACAATTTCATCTTCAACAGCTTCTCTCATTTGTGCTTTAATTTCTGGATTTCTTACATCAAAGTTTTTAAGATTTAATCCAGCCATATAAGAAGATCTTTTTCTTTGAATTATTCCAGCAACGAGA